TTAACTTTTCATTCTTTGAATTTCAAATGAAAAAACCGTTTTTTCTATGGAATTTTCAGATATTCCTTCGATAAACAACTCACTTCCCATATTTCTAAGAGACTCTTTACACAATTGCAAGCCTAACCCTACCCCTTTTTCTCTTAACGTCCCGTAAGACTCTCCCAAAACTTCATTAGAATTTAAAATCCGATCAATGGTATCGTTACTAATTGCATTGCCAGTATTGCATATTGCAAATTGTACTTTTTGTTCAGAACCACTGATGATTACATCAATAGAACCGTTTTGGGGTGTGAACTTAATAGCATTGTCTATCAAATTCCTTATTACAAGAGCTAGTTGCCCTTTATCTACAAAAATCTTAAAACTATCACTGTAAACTATACTGAAACTAAGATCTTTGAAAGTCATGAGCTCTCGGTAAACATTTATCTGTTCATTTATAAATGATTCGACCTCAATAAGCTCCGGATGGCTCTTCTCCATATTCATTTGTTGCACTGCCCAATTCAGTAAACTATCAATCGTCGTTCTTACAGTTTCTGTATTTTTTCTAATATTATCAAGCATTTTTGATAGTTGACTTGCTTCCAGTTTATAAGCCAACTGAAGCGTTAAGTTCAAACTAGATAAGGGGCTTCTCAAATCATGAGAGATAATAGAGATAAGTTTATTTTTGAAATCGTTTGATGTTTGCAGTTCATGAGTTCTTTCTTTTATTTTTTCCTCTAAAAACTGGTTCCTTTCCTTTACAAGTTGGTAATTACGTAATTCTGCTTCAAGCTTACCTTTATTTAGCATTTTTATATTGTTCCCAATTAAAGCAAGAGATATAAAGACACCTTCCAAAATAGAAGCGATCAGTAACATTTTAATACTGTTCTCTTCAAGTTCAAAAACACCTTTCAATGCCAAGACAACGTAGGTACAGGATAGAGGTATCGGAAGCCATCCTAAAACATACAATCCAATAAAATTATCTCCGCTCTTATAGTTTTTCCTGATTATGATATAAAAACTAGAGATAAGTATAGCTAACGAAGTTACAAGGAGTAAAATATGAGTAAAGGTATTGGTAAAATACCTATTATCGCCAATAACAGTTAAACAAAACAAAGCTACCCAAAAGAATGTGATCACATCGAAAAACTTCTTGGCCTGCGGAAGATTTGTTTTTAAGTTTAGAAAAAGGTTATTAAACCTGATACTAAAAATGAACCCCAATGCAACAAAAGCCTGAGCATAAATCAGTATAAATTGATGAAATTTATCTCCAATTAAGGCAGAGTAAGCATTAAAATATAATACTTCATACAGATAAAATAAAAACACAACCCGAAGCAAATAATAAATATACTCTTTACGCCTAGTTAGGGAATACATAAAAATGTTTATGAAGAATATAAAAGTTGCAATACCAATACACAACCCCTCTTTTATGTATTTATTTATTAAGATAGAGGTTAAAGCCTCTTCTGATTCCATCTTAACAGGTAAAATAAGGGTATTTACAGACTTTGCCTTGACATAAATATTATTTCCGGCTGCTGTGGATAAATCAGGTAACTTATGTATAAATTCGGTAGAAAGAATAGCGCGGGACGAATAATCTCCAAATGTACCAGAACGAATATGCACCCATTTATTTTGTGTATTTTTATAATAAATGTCCAAATAATCTACATTTCCATAACCGAAGACAAGATACGCAGATGCATTTCCGGGATTTTCATATACAATCTTTAACCACCATATATCTCCTTTTGTACCTCCATTAAAAACTTGACCTTTATTGAGGCGAAACTGGTTTTGTGGAAGACTTACTATATCATCCACGGTTAAATTACCAGCTCTGTCAGGATAAGAATATACTTTATTAACCAATAGTCTGGCCCCCTGTTCAGCAGCACTACTTTGCATCCAGTACAAAGATTTTATTAAGAAAACAAATAAAATTAGAGCATTACGTATCATTCCTTTTATTTTCTATTGGAGAAACCTATTCAGTAGCAATGAATAACAAAAGTTAAAAAAACATATATCTTCAAACGTTTAATTTAAATAAATTATAAGGGCTAAAACCAACTGTATATAAAACGGCAAAACGGAAAATTGATAAAAAAGGCGGTTAATGATTGTGTTAACCGCCTTTTTTATGCAAAAACGGTGCTGGATGGCAAAAAAACAAAACGTTACATTTTACCATTTACTACCATTACGGTACCATTATTTAAAGCTAACCCAGCCAAATAACATGCGCTACTACTATTTACAGTAATAAAGTGGCTTAAAACGTCTAAAAAGCGGCAAAAACACAACATTTAATAACTGTTTAAATGCGATTGAAACCTCAATTAATTAAAATAAAAAAATGCCGGAAAATTGGTAAAAATATATTTGCCGATGCAGTTGGAGATGCAGTTGGAGGTGCAAACAATGTGTTTTTAATGATATTACAATATGCTTTACACGCTTTAAAATTGTGTAATTTGCACATAAATGTGCATTTATTTACCCTATAATACATGTCGCAATAATTGGCGTCTGTATTTTAAATATCTAATTATTAGTGTGTTACATGAATATTATGAGGCCTGATTTTGAAAATGTTATATCTGGCTGTTTACACGTAAAGATGCTTTTACAATAGCTAGTGCTTTTATTGAACCAATAGGGAATTCAACAGGTTGATGGTGTTGATTCTGAGATACACATTTTACATAACCTGGTCTCTCTGATTTTTGTAGATACTTGGTGAAAAAGTATTCATCTCCATCATTATCTATGTATAAAACATACATCTCACCCCAAATAATATTGTCTTTGTTTAATATATTTTTATAAAACACCATATCCCCCGATTTAAGTAAAGGGTACATGCTATCTCCGGTTATGTAAATAGCGCCATCACATTTGGGTAAGTTTGGTATTCTGATGTAATCAATAGGAATTGTTCGGTTGTGATCAGAGAAAAGCTCTAAAATACTGGCACTGGCAGTAATAGAATACAATGGTATATTTTGTATCTCTCTTTTTTTATCTTTTTCTCCATATGTGACAATGTTATCTTCAGAAAGAGATTCCATGTTTAACATATCTCCATTTCCTGTAAGAGCCCAAATTGGATTTAATTCAGGATATTTTTTTAAGATATTTTCTAATTTATCTACTCCTATGGTCCTGTTGTTTTTCAATTGGGATGAAAAAGCGCCATTTGAAAAACCAACTTCCTTCTCAAACTTCTGATTCGTAATACCTTTTGAATCAATAAATTGCTTAATTCTTTCGAGTGTTCCCATATAGAAATTAGAATATATCTTACTTATTATTTGTTTTATTAGAATATATCTTAATATATTTGTTGTACTAAAAACGAAATATTAAACATTTTCTAATAACGCAACTAATAAGGCAATGAACAAAAGTAGTAAAAAAAGAAACTCGTACAACCCTGTAGCTATAGATCATGTAGCAAAACAGTTCGGTTACTCTAAGACCTATATCCGCTGGTGTATTGACGGTACGAAAGCAGGGATCATGCCAGATGAAGTTAAAAAGGCCTACAACGAAGCTGTTGTTAAGATTGAAGAAGCCTTATCTAATCATAAACGATAAAATAAATTAAACTATGGTGTTTGAATTTGGAGGAAAAATAGCGGTAACCAAAGATGCTTTGGTACCGAAGTTCTTTAAAACAGAGAACACTTTGCGTTCTACAATACAACGAGCGCAACAAAGAGGTTATGGTCTTAAAAAGTTAATGATTGGCGGTAATGGCCGTCAATTACTGATAGACTTTGATAGCTTACCAATGGAAATAAAAGAGCAACTACCAGACCCACGCAAATGCGAGCATATCATGGAACGTTTTTATAAGACTGATGCCGATGCTGTTCGCTTCTTCTCTACTTATCAGTTTGATGATGGTACTTACTTGAGCCAAGAGCATCAAGAGCAGTATATCACCAATGCCAGTATGCTTAAATCTGCTATCGCCTTGCGTGAGGCAAGAATTAAAGAGCGTAGAAGTAAAAGAGGTTCTATAGTTGGTATAGCTCAAACGATCTGCTCGGATGTGGAGAGCTTCAATAAAGTGCTTTTAAAAAAGCATCACGTTGAGCATAACCTCCCAAGCTCTTTACCGAGGTTTAAAGCTGCTTTAAAGGCTTTTGAAAATGGTGGAAATTTCAATTATTCATCACTGATCAGTGCTAAGCATAAGAACCAAAATAGCCGTAAGGTTGATGAGCGTACTGAAACGCTTCTTAATGCGCTTTTTGCTGACAAGCAACGAAAACCGTCACCAACAGAGGTGCATCGTGAGTATGAAGCATTTTTAAGCGGTTACCGTCAAATTATAGACAATGAAACGGGTGAGTTTTACGATCCGAAAGAGTTTAAAAAACTTTCTGATGCAACTGTAAAAGCTTATCTCATCAAATGGGAAAACAAAATAGCTACTTATGCGGTGCGCTCTGGAAATCGTCAGCAGTTAATGGGTAAATTTAAGCCCTACCACTCTTTAAAGCGTCCAAAATTCGCCAATTCAATTATTTCAATTGATGATAGACAGCCGCCTTTTAAAGCTTTAAATGGCAAACGTGTTTGGTTCTACATGGGCATTGATTTGGCGAGCCAAGCATTTACTTGCTGGGTTTATGGCGAAACTAAAGAAGGTATTATAACAGAGTTCTATCGCCAGATGGTACGGAACTATTCTGAATGGGGATTTAACCTGCCTTTAGAGCTAGAAGCAGAGATGAGCTTAAATAGCTCCTTTGTTAATACTTTCCTAAAAGAGGGCGCAATGTTCGAGCATGTGCGTATTGAGGCCAACAACGCTAGAGGGAAACGTATTGAGAGAGATTTTAGGACAATGAGATACGAATACGAAAAAGAGCTGGAGGGATGGATTCCAAGACCTCACGCCTCTTTAGAAAGTAATCAGCCGGGCATTGATACAACCAAAATCCCACAATTGCCATATGAGGATATCATTGATAACTCTGAGAATAAAATTGAGGAGTGGAATAACAAACCTCATGTAGCCAATAAAAACCTTTCCAGATGGGAGTATTTCTGCCAAATGCAGAACCCGGATACCAAGCCTATTAACTGGTTTGCTTTTCTGCCGCACATTGGCTATAGAACAGAAACGAGCGTGAATGTTGGTATTATTCGCTTACAGGGCAAAGAGTTTTTGCTGGGTGATAACGGAAAGATAGCTACAGGCGAAACGCTGGTAAACCTGATGAAACGTGTTGATGGCGAGGATGTAGATGTTTACTGGTTGGATGGCAACGATGGCGAAATACTGAAAGCCCTGGTGTTTATTGGTTCGCAACCAGTATGCGAAGCAATTGCAAAACCTACCTATAACAGAGCTACAGCAGAGCGTACAGCAGAGGATTTGGAAAACAGAGCGTTGATGAGTGCTTATGTGGCAACAATTGAAAGCTTTGGAAGAAAACAAAAGCAAGCCATTGCAGAGATAACGGTTCTTAAAAATGAACCTGCACCAAGACAAACATTTACTATTAGAAATAAAAGGCAAAGAACGGTTGCAGATGGTAACGACATGAATGTCGCTATCATGCCATCAGTAGAGTTTGACGAACCTACACCAACCACCTATGAAACATTTGAACAATCATTAGAGGACAGATTTTAAATAAAAGATATGCAAAAGCTTACACCACAATTTAAAGAACGTATCGCACAGGCTTTGCTTGCGAGACGAGAGAATTACACTACTACAGATGGCAAGTTTGCCGCTCAGTTCGGTTTAACTGCTGCCATATTTAGCAGATTAAAAAACGGAGAGCGTGAACGCCTAATCAGCGAAGATGAATGGTTAAATCTTGGTCGCTTATTAGACGTGTCTCCAAGAGAGAAAAATTGGAATACCGTTGAAACGGTGGTTTTTAAAACCATTAAAGAAGATGTTGAGTTTTGCCAGAAATACGCTAAAAGCCGTATATGTGTTGATGAATGCGGTATCGGCAAAACCCACACGGCCAAATACCTGAGCAAAAAGCTTAAAAACTGCTTTTATATAGACGCAAGCCAAACAAAAACAAAGCAATTGTTTGTAAGAGACCTGGCTAAGTCTATGGGCTTAAACCATAATGGTCGCTATATAGACGTATTTGAAAACATTAAATACTACTTAATTACGCTTCCTAATCCTATTGTAATAGTTGACGAAGCCGGAAAGCTTAACAAAGATGCTTTTGAAGAGATACAGGCACTTTGGAACGGTACCGAAGGCTTTTGCGGCTGGTACCTTATGGGCGCAAATGGATTTAGAAGAAAGCTTGTTGCAGGTATAGCCAGAGATAAAGAAGGCTTTGCAGAGATATTCTCTCGCTTTTCTGAAAAGTTCACGACTACTGTTCCTATTGGTAAATATGAGCGCCAAGAGTATTACCGTACACTTATTACTCAGGTTATCGGTGCTAATATCAGAGATAAATCTAAGCTAGACGTTATCGTCAACAAGTGTATCACTTCGGACAAGAAAGGCAACGTTAGCGGATTAAGAAGAGCTGAATCATTAATCATACTTCATAACGCATAATCATGACCAAACCCACTAAACGTAAACTACGCTTGTTGAGTACGGCCAATGTATTAGACAAGAAATTTAAAACTTTTGATACCCTTAAAGGTGTTTGGCGTGACGTATTAGGAACGCCCACCCGGGGCGGTATCTGGATTATCTACGGTAACGAGAAAAACGGGAAAACATGGTTTGCTTTATCGCTTTTCTTGACCTTGGCTAAAATAGTAAAGTGCCTTTACGTAAGTGCTGAGGAAGGGATATCTCAACATTTCCAGAACACCTTACAACGTATTGGTTTGCCTTCCGATTTAAAGAAGTTGCTCTATTATGAATACCTAGAAATCGAATTGATTGAAGAAGTATTGAAGCAGCGTAACGCACCTAAAGTGGTGTTTTTAGATAATGCCACAGTATATGCAGATGAATTGAAAAATGGCAAACTAAGAGAGCTACAACGCCAATACCCTAATGTACTATTTATCATTATCGCACACGAAGATAGTGGCGAACCATATACAGCAACTGCTAAACTGGCTAAAAGACTGGCAGATGTTATCATTAGAGTTACAGGTTTAACTGCATTTGTTTTTGGTAGATGTCCGGGCGGTGAAATCTATGTAGACGAAGAAAAAGCACAATTGTATCACGGTGTAAAAATTGAGGAAGCATGAAAACATTAACCAAAACCACCACACACGTATCAAGAGCTAAAGAGTACAACAACTCTATTATGCAACAGGTATGCGATCTGTTGAACTGGACACCAGACCAATACTGCAATCATCAATATGCTTGCTATGAAGATACACTGCACAGGTTGTTTTATGAAACTCCTGTAGTACTTGAACAGTTACGTCTATCTCCGGTATTCAGAGGCTTTTTTATTAATGAATGGAATGATAGAACTAAATGCGACTTATTAGATCAAGCGATGGTGCAGGATAGCGGAACGCTGTTGGCACCAGATGGATCATTCGTCTTTCAGGAACTAGATTCTTCTAATGATGAACAGGAATATCTATTCATCCACTCCGCTCATCGTTTGGCTAATGATCCTGAGTTTCTAACGGCAATTAATCAGGTTATGGACCTTGTATTTAAATCATCAAAATGGTAAGAATTGAAGAAAAGCCGCAACCGATATCGGCAATGTCGATAATCGAAATGGTATGCAAACAACGTCGTGTAGATATGTCGGAATGTTTTGGCTCCGCAAGGCATCAAGAGTTGGTACAGGCCAGGAATCTATGCTTTCATTTTCTAAAGTATTCCCTTTCCATGACTTTGAACCAGATTGGGAACATATTCAATAAACACTATTCAACTGTAATATACGGACTGGTAACTCTTTCTGTCGATTTAGAGCAGAATAAAATGTTAAGAGTTGATTTTGAAAACTTAAAGAACCAAATCCAAAAACTTACAAATCATGAAAATAACATTAAAACTAACTGAGCAGGAAATGCTGGTACTATCCGGCTTTCTGGATTTGACTTTTGATGAGAACTTGAAGAAAGGCAATATCTATAACAAAATTATTTTTGCCAATCTTTCTGAGCTGATCATCAAAGTAAAACTAGCAGGTGTAATGGTAAAGAAGAAGTACAGTATTAATATTTCTCATGCCTCGGCTCTGTCTTTTATCGCTCACTGTAAGAATTCCCCAAATGTAGAGCTTGAAGGTTCAGAAGCGGTATCTATTAACAATATTATTCAACAGATAAACAAAAAGACATGCTAGAGCTGGCTTTACTAATTGTCATATCGATATACCTCATAGGAAATGAATGCAGAAAAGAATACCAAGCCAAGCAAAGAGCAAGAGCTTGCCCAGCTAAAAGAGCTGATAATAAATACACCTGCGCAAAATGTAGAGGAACGACTTGCGCTAAGAGAGAAATACAACAAACTGGAACAGGAAATTAAAAACGAAAAACAATGTTAAAAATAAATCAACAAAAGCCAAATAGTCCAAAGTGGACGGATGAGGCAGGTACAGCGATACCTTACAACCGAACTACTAATTACGAGCGCAAAGCTGAACGCTTTACAGCTAAATACGCCCAGAAGGCACTTAATTTAAACGAAGCTTTAACGGCATTTAAAACCGCTTTAAGTAAAGAGGTTGATGAGCTGTACGATGCTTTTGTAAAAGAGAAAGGTAGCGAGCTGGGCAAAGGGAAAGGCAGTATAACTATATACAACTTTGACCGATCTATCAAAATTGTTTGCTCTGTTAAAGAAGCTATCACTTTTGACGAGAATACCCTCGGACTAGCCAAAAGAGAACTGGACGAGATGTTTAAAGACAATCTGTCTGGTGTTGATAACTGGGTTGCTGAGATGGTGACTGATGCGTTTTCTAATACAAAGGGCAATTTCGATACTAAACAAATTCTTGGGCTTAAACGACACAAGTCCAAAGTTCCAGACCAGCGCTATCATAAAGCTATGGATTTGATTGAGCAGGCCATACGCAGACCTAAATCAAAAGAGTATCACCAAGTTTTCATTAAAGATGCTGCTGGTGAGTACATCAATGTTCAGCTAAATTTTGCAAGTGTATAACAAAACAGCGGAGCTAAGCACCACCCCAGCTCCGCATAATTAAAGACTACTAATAATAATCTTATGTCAAAAGTAAAAACAATTAAAGAATTACCGCAACTGTTTGCCCGTGATGGCAGACCAGTTGCCTACATAGCCGGAAAAGTAACCGGGCTTCCTCATGAAGAAGTACAGATGAACTTCTTTAAAGCTGAGATAAAGCTGGAACGAAATAATCAAGTAATAAACCCCGCTCGAATTGTGCATCCAGAGTGTGACTGGAAAGAGGCAATGAAGATATGTGTGTCTCTTTTGCCGAAAGCTGATTTAGTCGTTACACTTCCAAATTGGAAAGATAGCCCTGGTGCTTCTTGGGAGGTTTCTATTGCCGGACAATTAGGTATCCCTGTTGTGTCACTTGATAAGCTTTAGATATGGGAATCATGAAGAATAGAACTATAGCGCTTACAGGTAAATTCTATCATAAAAAAGTATGGTTTGCGGGAATGGTGTTAATGGTTGAAGTTAAAGAAACCAGAGAGGTAGACGAAACTGATGGCCTTTGGGGATTTGGAACATGGTTTTATACAGATACCTATTTCAGAAAAGCAACTGAAGAAGACTTGTTGCTACTTAATATATCGCCATGCGAACCTTAATCATTATCATTCTTGCAATCAGTCTGGGTACTGGTTGCAAGAAATGCGAAGAGGTTAAACCAAAACTTAAAATAGACCACAGTATTAAACCATCCGCAAAAGACCGAATTGAAAGGAGGCTGATAAGATGACCATTAAAGAGCTGGAAAACGAACTAAGCTACCACGAGCGAAAAGTTGAAGATTTTAAAAATGCAATTCTAAGCTTGCAAAAGGTCTGCAATCATGAGTTTGAAAGCAAAGGGCATACTCACAACAAAGAGATACTGGAGTGTAAGAAATGTAAAGCACATAATTGGCAATAGGTAAATGAAAACACTAACAATCAAACAACCGTGGGCGAGCTTAATCGCTAACGGTATAAAGGATGTAGAAAATCGTTCTTGGAAAACCAATTACAGAGGTGAGATATTAATTCATGCCGGATTAGATACCGTGTTTGATGGTTTCATGCCTGACGGCTCAACAGTTGGCGAATGGCTACGCTTAAACGGTTACGATTGGCACTATAACAATGTTCCTCACGGTGCTATTATAGGCAAAGCAAATCTGGTTGATTGTACTATTAATCATAGTAGTATCTGGGCGGAAAAAAGCATTAAAACATTGATTGATCCTAGCGGTGCAGGGTTCTATCATAAACCAACATACAATTGGGTGTTTGAGGATGCATTCTTGTTTCCAGAGCCGCTTCTAAACGTAAGAGGTAAACTGAGTCTATGGGACTGGCACGGCTAGTTACATTTTATCAAATATATCATATATACGTTGCTTAAGAGCGTCTTCGTCATCCAAGGTATACTTTTCAGAGTTTTTAAAAATGAAAGCCCAACCGGTTGTGTGCCTGAGAACAGTACACATCTTAATGCCATCGATAATAATGTATATAACATGGCCATTAGACAAATCTATTGTTACTTCTTTATCGATATGACCGAAAGCAGCTTTAAAGGTATATGGCGAATGAGACATAGCATTAACAGCGCAAAAGTAGAACCAAAGTAATATATAACCGAATTCAGTAATAAATTAAAATATAACCAAAAACAGTTATAAAATATGGTAACATTTTTCGAAACTAACTTAGAAAAGTTAGTGATAAACAAAGTAGGCAACAAATTACAAGATGAGAGTTTTGTTGCAACGGATAAACAGATAAGCATTTCAGACCAGTCATTGACATTGGTCAACCTGTTAATGCATTATTTCTTAACTCCATTCCAGAAGGTACAGCAAGTGTACCGCTTCTCAGATCATAGCGAAGTAAAGCCCGTTATTGAGGAATATTTCACTAATAAAATAGACTTTGTCAAATTAACAAAGGAGTTAACAGGTGTATTATATAATACATGTAACCACCCGAAAATTAAAGGCGGTGAGGTTTATTTTACGCTGTTCGACAATCTGCAAATTGAAGGTGAGCTGCATCGGGCTATTGGCATCTTTAAATCAGAAAGTAAAGAGTCCTATCTAAAGGTTCATCCAGATGGTGACGGCTTTGCAGTTGACTATGAAGAGCAAGCAATAAACACACATAAACTGGAAAAAGGCTGTTTAATCTTTAACACTGATAAAGATCAGGGCTATAAAGTTGTTATTGTAGACGAAACAAACAATTCTAAAGGTGATGCTGCAATTTACTGGAAAGATGACTTTTTAAACCTTTCAGTTAGAAATGACAACTTTAATGTTACGCAAAATTGTCTATCGGTTATTAAGCAGTTTATAGGACATGATATTGATGATAATTTCGAGATTAGCCAAACCGATAAAGCAGCTTTACTAAATAAGTCCATTAAATACTTTAAAGAGAGAGAAAGCTTTGAATGGGAGGAATTTGCCGAGGAAGTAATCGGAAATCAAGAGGCATCCGATATGCTAAAAGGTAAATTAGACGAATATAGCGAAGATTATGGACAGCCAATACCAGAAACATTTGAGGTTTCTTCTAATGCGGTGAAAAAGCAACAATCTAAGTTTAAGAAAGTGATTAAGCTAGATAAGGATTACCAAATCCATATACATGGGGCTAAGCAAAAAATAGAACGAGGGTTTGATGAAGAGAAAGGGATGAACTTTTATAAGGTTTATTTTCAGGAGGAAAATTAATATAAAAAGCGAGAGGGGCTTTTATTCCCCTCTCTTACGATCTCATGCTTCAAATTATCTATTTTCTACACTTTTAATCTAACAAAGCAACTATGTACAATTACTTTCTACCCACAATTCTGTCTCTAATTTCGATAAGAGCAGCAACAGCACAGATCAAGGCACATATATCTGCTGTTGAAATGAAAACGATGAATATCATCGAGGGCGAAATTAATTAAAAATTTATTCTAAATGATACTTACGAGATTAGGAAACAAAAAAAGACACGCTGCAGACATCTATAAATATTTTATGCCTCATAAAATGAGAATAGAGTTATTCTTTGGTGCTGGTGGTGCTTTCTTCAATATGCCTAGGCCTAGATATGCAGTTCTAAATGATTTCGATGACGAAGTATTCAATTTGTATACGGTACTAAAAAATAGTAGGACAGCATTGGAGTGCGAACTCAAACAAATGCCAGTTTCTACAACTTTGTTGAAATTCTGGAAGGAAAACAAAGAAATAGATCCAGTTACCAAAGCTTGCCGTTTTCTTCTACTTTCTAATTTTACTTATCTAGGAAAGGGCGATACTTTGCGAATAGGGATAAGTAATGTAAAGCAAAACATCTTAAATAATATAAGTAGCACATTAGAGAGACTTGGAGACTATCAAATTACAAATTATGATTTTCGTCAAGTCATCAACAAGATCAATTTCTCTGAAGGTCTTTTGGTTAAAGAAGATTGCTTTTGTTATCTGGATCCAGTTTACCTAGATACAGAACATTTTTACAACGTTCCAAATTGGAGCGTTTCCGACACTATAGATTGTCTTGATCTGATGTTAAACTGTGGTATTAATTGCGCCATGAGTGAATTTAACCACGACACAGTTTTAAAAGAAGCTGAGAAACGAAATTTATTTATCGTACCTATTGGAGAACGTAGAAACATTAAGAACAGAAGGATAGAAATACTAATTCTTAATTACAAACCTCAAAACCAACTATTCTAATGGCTAGAACATACACAACCATATTCGCAATATGCAAAGCACACCAACTAGACTACAAAGATGTAGTTAGAGAATATACCGGAGGCGAAACAGACAGCCTCCGCTCTTTGACAGACTACCAAGTAGAAAATTTGGAAGCCAGATTAAAAGCTTTATCTAAAGGAGATTTTAAACCAAAGCCCGGAGATGCACAGCGCAAAAAGTTTATTTCATTGGCTGGCAAAATGCGCTGGGGAACAACCACACTGCAAATAGTAAAAGCTTTAGATAACTGGTGCTTAAAACAGAAGTACCGCAAAAAGCTAAACGATTTAAACGAGGCAGAGCTTAACGTTCTGCTTACCGTTTTTGAAGCAAAAGTTTATTCTCAATATTTATCTGGCATACACAAATGACAACATACGAACTAACCAGTAAAAGAGGGTTAGGCTCTTTAAAACTCGGTTTTGTTAATGGTTATTTAATCATGATTGAAATGGACTTTAAAGAGCCTTTAAAACCCGATACATACGACACGCTGATGATGACTATTCCTTATCAGGAGGATAAGCTGGATGTAATGAAAGCTTTAGGTTTTACCATTAGCGAACTGTTGCCACCAAACAAAAAGATAGCCTTGTTTTGCGGTATGTACAAAGAGGTACATGGCATACCATATAAAGCCAGCCGTATAGACGGTGCAAGAATTAAGGAGTTTAAAATAACCGAAGAGATACTGAAGCACTATTTTAAATCGGAAAACTTCTTGTTTAAGGGAAAACACAGCATTACTAACTTATTACAGCATTACAATGTGTTGTTGCAGGAGATGAAATCAGCAGATCAACCGAAAACAAATCACCCTAATAAATATGATCGTGAATACGAGATCAAACTAAAAGGAAAGAATTTAAGTGAGTATTGGGCGCATCTGCGTGGTTTGGGTTTTAAGCCTGTAAAAGATAGGTTTGGTAATACGGTTGATTGGAATTAACTTTAAAGCCTCGGCAATGTTGTCGGGGCTTTTTTGTTACCTAAATTATGAGAAATTATTTACTAACATTCGGGTTAATTGGTCTTTTGTCATCTTGCAGTTTGTCACCCGAGGAAAAAATGAAAACAGCAATTAGAACCAATATAGATGATCACTATTTCAAAGCCAATGAAAGTGACTATCAGGTTTTAAATTGTGACGTTATTAAATTTAGTGAGGTTAATGAACTAAGCATCGATAGTATTAGGCTCGGTAAACTAATTGATAAACAAGACGACTTTTTAAATAAAATAAAAATACATAAAGAAGAAATGCAAAGATATGGAAGTAAAATGTTAGAATACGCTGTATTTGGTTTGGATAATCCTCTTTATAAACAAGCAGAGCTAAAGATGATTAATTCAAAAAATGAAGGACAAGCATTATACGATTCTGTTATCTACTATTTAAAAAAAGACAGCCTATTAAGAATTGAAATGTCTGAAAAAGAGAAACCGAAACCCCTATATAAAGCAACTGCATTTATTAAAGTAAAGGCAAAGTCTGGTAACGTGGCTGACACACTCACTTACTATGCAGACAAAGATTTTAATTTAATTAAGATATAATATTTCTTATATTTGCCATTAAACAGAATATAATTTTGTTTAATGGCTTACCACAGAACTAACTACCTAAAAAAAGTATCTCACATCATGGCTGTTTACCAAGAGGTGAAAGAGCCTGATATCCCGGATACCAAAATTGTGGCTAAAGTCTTCCCTAAACATAATATTTACATTTCTTACCGCCAGTGGATGAACCTGAAAGGGTTAAAACCTAGTGAGTATAAGAATCAGTTGAGTTTGTTTTAATAAAACAATAGTGCAAATTACTTGTATATTACAATACTTATATTATTTTTGTCACACTTAATACTTACAAACACAGTATGTTAGAAAAAGAATTCGATTATTATTTAAATAATCAATCTGAGTTAGTAGCAAAATATGGCCAGACATTTATAGTGATCAAAAATCAAGAGGTTCTTGGTTCTTATTCATCTGAAAAGGAGGCGTATTTTGAAACCTCAAAAAAATATGAGCCGGGGACATTCCTAATCCAATTTTGCGAATCTGGAAAAGGTTCATACACTCAAACTTTCCATTCAAGAGTCACATTTGCATAATGAGTAAATCTAGCGCTTTCACGTATTCCCCAAATAGACTAGTTAATCAAATCATTACTGACTGTGGCATCTGTATAGCATTTGACCCTAGAAGTGGAAATACACATCCACCGGTAGGCAGTTTTGCTGGACTTTGGGATACAGGGGCCAGTAATACTGTGATATCCTCAAATGTTGTTAAAAGGCTTGGTTTAAAACCTATAGGTAAAGTTAACGTAAGTCATGCAAATGGTAATAGCACTGTTAATACTTATTTGATTAATATTCATCTGCCAAACAATGTAGGGTTTATGGCTATTAGGGTATCTGAAGGAATTTTAAATGGTTTTGATGTACTAATAGGTATGGATATTATAATGCAAGGAGATTTTTCAATTTCTAATTATCAAGGAAAAACAATGTGTTCTTTTCGAGTACCCTCTGTGGAGCATATAGATTTTGTACAAGATAGCCAAAAGCCTGCCAAAGTAATTGCTCTGCAACATAGAAACAGCTTGTGTAATTGTGGAAGTGGGAAAAAGTATAAAAGATGTTGCGGGATTGCCTGAGATTACAACCCCACAAACACAACAGTCTCAAACATCATATTAACCACCATCAAGCCATCATTACGCACCTCTTCAAGCTGGCTAACACGGTCTAAACGCTTGTTAAAAATGCTGATATCAATACTATCCTGTAGTTTGTTGTAAACATCATCAAGCAAATCAAATTCAGCCAAGCTCTGTTCCAGCTCCTGCTCTTCGATAGCACTATCGGTATTGCCTTCATAATCCCAAACTATTTTAACGTTTATCCGGACTGTGCATTTTTGCTTTTTCTTGTGCATGGTCTCTGTTCTGGGATAATCAATCTTGATCAGCGCAGCAGGAAATGCAATTGGCGGGCGCATGGCAAACTTAGAAACCTGACCTTTGTCTTTATCAACCCAAGCGATACCTGGTATCTCTTTTAATTGGGTTCTTAGAAATTTAAAAAGTTCTTTCATTATAATATGGTATAAGAGATAATGCGTTTTACAATTCGCTGGTTCAATTCTTTGGCATGCCCCATAAATTGGCGCTGTGGCATATTATAGCTATAAGCTTTAAAAGTATAACCTTTGGTGTTGTATGTAGCTCCACGCTTGAACTTTCCCTTTTTGTTTCCAGCTTTGTATCTATTCCGCATAAAGGTTTCAGACCTTGCAGTTCTGCTGATCTGTTCGCCTTCATTATGTACTCTAGCATAAGGTACTTTTGTGCTTCCAGCCCTTGATGTTACTAAAGAAGGTGATACAACACCTGGTCTAATACTATTAATTAAATTCGCCGAACGAACCATCATAGTACCTCTTTTGGGTTTGTAGTTCTTGCTTAGCGCTGGCCACGGTTTACCATCAAATGATTTCTTTACAAAGCTTTCACGATAATACTCATTAGCTGTTTCGGCAATAATAGTGGGTACGGCTTCGTCAAAGTGTTGGTTAAATCGAGCAAAGAAGTTTTCAAGCTGTATTTGAAATTGATTAGACATATAAGTATATTTGTATTAAGCGCTTAGATTAAACTATAAAGTCTGATGCCAACACCCAGCAGGTGAACCGGGGGCTCGGACGTAGACAAATGTTAAATAAGCGTTAGCCTGCAATAAGCCTCAGTAATACAAATTGCTGAGGCTTACTTTTTATAGTTGATTAATAAACCCGCTCTCCATTTATTTAAAGTTTGCTTAGTAGCAGCCAAATTAAACCAGCTCAATAAGCGCAATCCTTTGCCTTTATCTGTACTTACATTAATAGCGAGTACCTTATCCTTGTAAAACTTAATATATACAAGACTGCGCAGATCATCACCGTTTAGCCAAACCTCATCAGGCTGTAAAAGACTTTCAGTAACGGCATCTAATAGTTTGTAGCGTTGACTGTACTTTCTGCTATTAGCATCAGTATGTTTATTGAAGTCATTTACATCTACTATTAAAGGCCGCTTTTTATAGTCTTCAATAATCTTTAATCCGTCCCTTTCTTCCAAGCTATCAAACCATTCTTTAGCGGTTTTTCCGTATATCGGTTGCTCTTCGGTTGCTTGTTTTACCCGCTTAGCATAAGAATCTAAGTCCCAATGCTGAGGCAGTAAGTCATTAATCTCCCGGCTTCCATGTGTCGGAAATTTATTAATGTATTGCTGATTTGCCGTGAACACTTCGCCACTATCTGCCCGGTTAACTCCCCAGCCTTGTGCTTTTGCTTTTTCAAACTCGGCACTTTCCAAAAAGCCATCAACCAACTCACGTGAGCGTTTAATGTCTTCGCTGGTTACTTCATGTTTCATTTTAGCGATAACAAAGCATCTGCATTTCCAACCGTTGGGCGGAAAGATGAATTTCCAACGAGGATCATTATAAGGAAGAACAATATCATGCAACAGCTGATGTTCTGGTCTTACTGCATCATCCTGTACTGTTTTGTATTGCCAGTACGGAAATACTTTTGTGTTGGCCATTAACCGTTGGTAAGTACTGGATGCTGCACCTACGGCAATAGCGTTGTTATATTCAGTTTCCAGCCATTCCTTATTGAAAACCTTAAGTTTTAAACTCGCATTCCGGTAAAATTGTTCGAAACTGGTGGAGTCCCTAAACAGGCGGTTAAGCTCTTGCGCCTCGGCCAGTGTCTTAGCAGCAGAAAACCTGAAGAGATTCATCTCGTAAGCGGTAAGCATGGCAGGATCATCTTTGCCATACTCCAAGCTCATAGCCGCGAGCTTAACGTCTTTACCTTCCTGCCATCCCTGTTTAAAACCTTTTAATAAAACATTGGCAGTATAATAGAACAAACCGATATCAAATGACAATTCGCCTTTAGCATCCCAAAAGCGCTTTATCAGTTCATCATCGCTCCATTGGTTACTCGGTAATGCCGCTAAAGTGAGGTGATTGCAACACGAGTGAACTGCCCCGCTCACCCACGGGGCTTGGGGAAAAAAACTTAATTTTTCTCCTTTCTTTTTATTGGGGTCGGCTGGATCCGGCTCGGGAAATTCCTTTGTTTTTTCTGTTACCTCAATACCAAACTTTTCTTTTATCCATTCAGCTGATATATTATAATAAGGCAATAGCTTTTGAACAAATTCAAAGAGTTTATTGGTATCCTCTGCCTGTTCAAATTCAAAGGTTACACCCTCGGGAAGAAAGCCAATATTAACCAATGCCGGAATAACGGTATTATTCCAGTACCGCTCAATCATCCGCATATCTGCCTGTACCAATAACCAAAGGATATCTTGAGAAACCTGTTCTTTGCCTCTGGTGCCGTGTTCGGTATCTTGACCTAAAACCGCCCCAGAAATCAACAACGATAGTTCTTCCTTACAAACGGACATTAGGTTTTTATAAACATCTCCGTTTGTTGCCACGCCCTGTGCAAATTGCAATTCCTCGGTTTCGTCAATAATGAAGTAAGCAGCGGCACCCATATCTTTCATCATGCTTTCACTGCGGGCAAGCATTCCGGCATCTTGGGTGTTTGTTTTCAATACCCTTGGCGGAATACCATATATTTCGCAAAGTTCGCTCCAGCAAGATTGCGCAAAGCGTTTCATTAAAACATGTGGTACCGCTTTGTTTAAAAGGCCTATCTCACCAGAATCAAACTCTATAATCCAATTCCCGTATTCCCTGATTTCCCGGTATTTTACGGGGTTTAGATCATCGGTATAGTCCGTATAAAATAGCCCTTTGGAAGGAACAACATTTGTTCTGGGGATTAATTTAGCATCAAGCTTGCCCAATTTATACTCGAACTCTATCAAGCTATTCCCAAATAGCTCACTATCAAACATGGCATTATTTAAAAAGCCATAGAACAGAGAGTTTCTTAAATTCTTGGTAGCAATATCCTGAACCTCATCATTTAATTTAATGTTGAAATTGGCAGATGCAATTTGATTCTTCCTGTTTTCAATTTGAGAAGTCAAATGCGCATCTTTCATTATTTCCTTAAGCAATAACTGGTATGGCCAAGATCTCGGCTCCTCGGCATTAAGTATCATTGCCTCCGCTCGCTTCCAGCTTTGTATATCTTGCCTGCTTAGACTTACGCTCTTTAGTTTCCAAGGCAATACCCTTGCAGGTGTGGCTTTGCCTATTTTACTATTTGTTTTTGCTGTTGCCATTGTTACTCGTGATTAAATTTTTTCCTGCTCCCCATGCGAAAAGGCAAAGGCTTGTTTGTTTCCTCGCTTTCTTCTGGTAAAGCCGGAAGTGTTAAGTCTGTAGCATCTCCTGATGCCAAGTCTTTTAAATATTCGATAGCTCTGTCGTATCTGGCTTCTATTACTTCATAATGCACACCTGCATTACCTCTGATGATAAGGTGCCATAGTGCAACCACTTTCGTATATGCTAAAATCAAAGCATTACGTTGGTTCCCTTCTGCTGTGAATATGGCTTGCACATCGTATCGAGTGCGGCCATCATAAGCAACTCGCTTTGTAGAAGGTGTTAGCCTGCTCATCACCTCGGTAATACCGGAGTTGATGCATTCCTGAATGATCATGTCATCCATACTGGCAATTACCTGCACATGCTCCTGACGGGCTACTGTCTTTAATTCTTGAATGGTTAGAAATGCCATTTATCGCCTCCTAACTTTGTACTGGTGAGACAATCTTTTAAAATTGGTTTTGCCTTTCCGGCTTTTGCCATTGCCAAAGCGCATACCGTACTCTTTGGGAGAAAGTCCAACCTTTGGGTAATGTGTAACCAGGTCTAAACCGCTCCGGTGATTTTCTACATGCACCGTTTTTTTAGTACGATTATCTAACCTTGCAGCTTTCTGCTCTTGCACCTGATGTGTGGTTGTAGCCTGTGTTTTTGGAGTGGCCAACAAAGTAGCAGCTATTGCGCTTGCTACAACTCCGATACGTTTTAAAGACTTTTTCATTTGTATTGAAATTTGATTTAAATGCGGTTTAAAATCTGTGATTAGATCGCCTGCCAAAAGCATAGCTGGCTTGCGATGTTTGCGTTCTTTTGTTCAATAGGAATACTGCACCTTCTAAAGCATCTGGAGCATCATCATTTGTTCGGCTTCCTTTTTCAAACATCAAAAGCTGCTCAACCAAAACCTTTACACCATTGCTATCTTTCTCCTTTTCGTTAATGATGATTAAACCACGCTCGAAAAGTGGCTGCATGGCTTCGATACGGCTAAACTTATCCGGCTTTTTTCTGGAGTCTCCACGAATTGGGATTTGATGGCCGTACGAATTGCCAACGGTTCTGAACTCTTCCAGTATTAAATCCTGTAAAAAATTGCTTTCCATATAGTAAAGCACCGGAACTTTGCCATTGATATAATCATTGATATCATAATGCCATTGCACCATCATAGATGCACTGGTCTGATCTGCGAAAGCTTTTATTAAATGATACTCACCAGTGGGAGCTTTGCCAATTAGCATGGTAGCCTTGTAATCTGCTGTTGAGCTATCTTTAAAAGATGGGTCGGTATAACAGATTAAGGATTTGTAAAACTTTAAATCCAGTATCTTACCGTATCGAATGTGCTTTTCTAAGAATATTGTCCCCTCGTTAACCGGGTTGTTCATGTACTCTTTTTGAAAGCGCCTTTCGCCAATAAAGTCACGCATGGCTTGTACTTCTTCTTGCGAATAGTTCTCTATCCAACTAGGTAGCCCTTCTTTGTTTAAGATGTTTACTTTGGTGTGGAATAAACCCGGAGCGGTTGCGTATCTACTTAGAATGCTGTCTTTACCTATCCGGTTACCAACCATTACAAAACGGCCACGCCCGCCCTCCATAGTTCCAAACAGGGCAGATAAACACCAGTCTAAAGCTTTACCAATTCTTTTACTGTTACCAATGATTTCATCATCATCAATGTCATCAATGACAATATAATCCGGTCTTTTGCCTCTGTCTTTTAAACCACGTGGAGACTGGCCACGCCCCAGAGCTACGAACATGCAGCCGTCTGTAGTTCTGAATTTTCCCTCAGCCCAATCGCCTGTTTTTACCTGTAAGCCAAAGTCAGCGATATAACGTTCATTGTACTGTAGCTCTGCCTGTAAATCTGAAAGTAAACCAATGGCTGCATCTTGCGATTTAGAAACCAATATCATTACATTGATTTCTCTAGGCTCTTGAATTTTTAACCAAAGCGGAATTAAAAGAGATAAATGTGATGACTTAGCATGACCACGAGCCCACTCGAAAAGCGCCCTTGTTTGTTTGGTACGCAAAAGATAGTTTGCTGCCTGAGTTTGAAACTTTCCGTTTTGCTTTCTGGCTAAATGCGGAAAATACTCACTTACAAAATAGTTGTAGTCTTTCCTAGCTCTGGCAATACGGGCATCTTTCTCTGCCCTGGTCTCCTCTTTGTTAAAGGAAGCCGAGCGAATCCAAGCAATACGATCTTGCCAACGCTGTAGAATATCCTTATTGATTTTCTTAGCCATTGCCCAGACGTATTTGAATATAGTTATCCTGCTGACGAACTACTTGTTTAATAAACTCTTCGGTTAAGCCTTCGTTAATTCGGTTTTGGATTAGAAAGTTCTGAAAACTCATGAACGTCATAATCTCATCATCAACCGTATTGGATGTTTTTAAAGACTTTAATTGTGCAACTGCTTTAGAAAAGGAATCGGCATTAAACTCCGGACTATCCAGTAACTCATTGATTTTGCCCAAAGCTTTTGTAACCAGCTCGTCCATGCTGATGGTCTTGGCTGCTCGCTTGGCTTCCCAACCACCTTCATCTTTCCATTTGGTAACTGTCTTTTCTGTAACGCCCACACGAGATGCAATTTCCTTTTGTGGGATTTTAGACATAAACAAGTAGTAGGCATGTTCTTTTTGAGCTTCTTTGTTTGCTCCTGATTTCGCCCTAGTAGTTGTCTTTTCCTTTGCCATAATTCCTTAGTTGTTGAGCAAAAGAACCCCGAAAACGCCCCGATTTTAAATTTCTCTGCAAGGGTTGCACAACTAATTCGCTACCCTCTTTTTTCGCTTCACTTTTGGGCTTTAACAATTACAAAAAGTTTATCAAGGATGTCTAAAAAGTCATTTATTCTTAACGATGAGACCAAGGTTAACAGCTACGGTTTTAGAGTGCCAAACGATAAAATTAAACTGGACAGGTTTAAAGAAAATGCAGTGCTATTATATATGCACAGACGTGGCGAGGTACATGGCCGTTGGGAGAACATCCGAATAGAAGGCACTAAGCTTTTAGCTGATCCGGTATTTGATTTGGATGATCCAGAAAGCAAAAAAATTGCTGGAAAAGTTGAGCGTGGATTTTTAAAAGGAGCTTCCATTTATCTACACTTTACCAAAGAAACAACTTTTCATGAAGGTGCTGACGGTAATCTTGAATTACATAATAGTGAAGCTTTTGAGGGTTCGATAGTAGACATTCCAAGCAATGCCGATTGCGTGAAGCTGTTTGCAGATGATAAAGAAATGGATAGCAAAGAGATTCGTGGTATCATGCTTTCTGCAATGCCTCAAGATGAAAAGCCAGAAAGACCTCCTATTAAAACTTACGACAAACAGGATAAATCAAAAACGACAAAAATGGAAAAATTCAAATTATCAGCGCAGGCCGTTGCGGTGCTGGTTGGTGTTGGCTTAAGTGCCAGTGCGGAAACTGAAAACGAGGTTAATAACCTTATTGAGCAGTTGGGTACAAAGCTAACGGCTGAAATGACAGCGCATCAACTAGAAAAAACTGCCCGTGAAGGTTTGCAAAATCAGATTAATGCGGAAAAGGCAGTAGCGCTTACGGCTTTGGTAGATCAGGCGGTAACTGATGGTAAGATATCGGCCACACAAAAAGAAACATTTGTAGCGCTGGGCTTCGATGGTGCCAAATCTATTATCGATGGATTGCCGGGTAAGACTTCTTTAGGTAGCCAGGTAAATAATCCGGGCGGTGCTGCTCTTGGTGCTGAGCCTAAAAATGTAGATGAGTTTGCAGCTATGCCATTAGAGCAACAACTGGCATTTAAAAACAACAACCCAACAGGTTACGCAAAGCTGTTTGCTTAAACCAATCAACCACGGATAAGCAAATAATTGATTAACCCAAAAATTTAAGAAAATGGCAGGTAATTTCCCTGAAGTATGGCAAAGTAGAGTAAGGAAAAAGCTTTCTACGGATCACGTAGCAACTTTTTTAGATGGTATTGATGAGCTAGACGCTCAATTAACGGTAGACCCAATTACCGATAAAAACACCATTAACATACCGTTGGAAACATTTACGCCAGGCGTATTATTGAACAACACAACTTATCCAATAGATGTCGAAGATCATACCGATGGTTCAAAAACCATCAGTTTGGATAAAATACAAACTCTAGCAACTAGAATAGGCGAAGATGCCGCTTTGGGCGCTTCTTATGATAAGATTGATAGTGCGACTAAAGGACATATTCAAGTGATTAATCGCTTGAAATTTAAAAAGGCTATCCATGCAATTGCACCAGCGTCAAATACAGCTAGTACACCCATTGTCTTTTTACCAGCAAATTACACTTCAGAAGATGTGTATGAAGCTTTAGTGGCACTCAAAGGAAAGTTTGATGATGCGCAAGTAGATGAGTCTGGTAGAAGGATTGTTTTATCATCTCGCCAGTATAATAAATTACTAGGAGATAGAAATCGCTTTGGTGATTTACTGGTAGATCATAATACTGGTAAGGTAAACAAGTTGGTTGCTGGATTTGAGATTTACACCTATATCTCTAACCCATATTATACTACTGCTGGGGCTAAATTGGCATGGGGTGCTGTGCCAACAACAGAGCAACAAGCTTCTGTAGCTTTCCAAGTTGACAATATTGGTAAGAAGACGGGTATTTTAAAACAATACTACGATGCACCAACAACAACAGGTCAGGCTCATTTAATTAACTATCGTCATTACTTTATCGCTTTGCCAATTAAAAATGAGGCAATCGGCGCTATCGTAGAGGGCGCATAATAAAGCAGGAGAATAAGCAATGAAAAACTTCTTTGATAGGCTTCTGCTAAGCTTCGACTATGGTTCTTTTGGTGAGTTTGCATTCAGTCTGAATCCCAGCTCTAAATATTTACACGCAACTACTACGGGAGGCATACTAAGCGCAATCGCTGTTATTGTTAACCGATTGTTTGGACTGGATGAATTTGCCTTTTATGTGCTATTGTCCGGGTTCGTTATCGAACTAGGTAGCGGTCTTATAGCATCCATAATTAAGAGAGAGCCGATTGAAAGTTTCAAGGTTACCAGATTCTCTATCAAAGCAGTTTGCTACCTGCTCCTTATTGCCTTGCCTTATGTGTTCTCGGTCAATTTCGAGGCACAGGGCAAAGTAGCTGCTACAACTGTATTCGACTGGTTATACCTCTTTTTCTTATGCCAGATAGTTTGGGAGTTGCTGATCAGTATTGTGGAAAACGTGGCGGTAATAGTAGGTAAGGACAAAACACATTGGATTAAAAAGCTACAGGATAAACTTCTTGATCTATTCACCAGCAACAGAGATGAGAACAATTAAATACTTGGTTGTCCATTGTACGGCTACGCCTCATAATACTACCATAGCTAGTATTATGAACTACTGGAAGACGGTTTTGGGCTGGAAAAACCCCGGCTATCATTACATGATAAAAGCTGATGGCGAAATAGTAAACACGTTTCCGATTGAGCAAATCAGTAATGGTGTGGCAGGTTTCAACAGCGTGAGTATCCATATTGCTTATATAGGTGGTATTGATGCAAAAGGCAAAGCGGTTGATAACAGAACACCAGCGCAGGTAGCCTCGCAAATTAAACTATTAAAGGAATTAAAAGCCAGGTTTCCGAATGCGGAAATAAAAGGACATCGTGATTTCCCTAACGTGAAAAAGGAATGCCCTTGTTTTGACGTGAAAACATGGCTTAAAACAATAACATTACTAATCGCCCTGTGCATCTGCCTTACTGGGTGTAAGGTGAGCCGAAATAGTCAGTCAGATAAAAATAGCTCTTACAAGAGTGAAACCACTACTGAAAAAGCCGAGGAAAAGGCAACCACCAGTAAAGAGAGTGATGCATGGCGATTGGGTAATGCTTACAAAGTCAAAGGTTATACCCTGTTTGATTTTGTAGGAAAGATAAATACCGATGGCAGTTTGGAAGGCTCGGCCAGCTCTGCCATTTACAGCTCGCAGGAGCAAAACCATAGCGAGGAAAAGCAGAGCAGCAAAGAGCAAACTAAGATTTTAAAAAGAACGGTGAAAGAGACCAAGCTTGTAACCAAGCAGGTAACTATCACCAAGACGGTGGCTAAGACAGTCACCCAAAATATACCGTGGTGGGTTTGGTTTGCAGGTGCGGTTGCTATAGTAACCGCCCTGTTCTTACAACCGCAATCATTAATTGTAAAACTTAAAAATCTCATAAAATGACAGACGAGAGAAAACACAAGATGCAGCTTATTTTTAAGCAACATCCTAATGTAGAAGAGTTCCATGTGACCTCCGATGATCAAGCATTCTTTAATGCTTCTGATGCGAAAAATCATGCGAAGTCCTTAGGAAATAAGGAAGTGGATGCGATTAAGCGCAGAGATGTGTTAAAAGTAGAAAGTACAGAGTCGAAAGTTGAAAGTACTGGTGATGATGAGCGTATCGCTTTAATGGCAAAGCTTGAAGCTCTCGGAGGTAAAGCTGCAAAAAATATTGGCTTGGATAAGCTGAAAGAGAAAATTTCGGAGTTAGAAGCTGGTAAAGTAGAAAGTACAAAGTCTAAAGTAGAAAGTACTGGCGGTGACGAGTCTGGAGCTGATGCAGACAAAGGCGGCAATCCTGACGAGTCTGGAGCTGGCGAAGGTGCTGGAGAGTAATTAACTAATTTTTTTAATCATACATATATATAAGGTATGGGAAAATACAAATACGGTGTCATCAAGTCGGAAGTTGGCACTTATAATGAAGTAGACGGAACTTCAACCGGATGGGCGGAGATTGAGCCTTACAAAGATACGATTGTGATTACGGAGGAAGATCCGACAACTACCAATCACTTTAAACAAGGCGATGCAAATCCTAAAATTACCAGACAACAACCTGGTGCGCAAAACATAGAATTATCTATTATGGATTTGAGCGCAGATAGCAAAGTAATGTGGCTAGGCGGTACTAAAACAACCGTGTCGACTAAAGAAACGTGGAATGCGCCTAAGGTGAAAACACCCAAGATAAAATCGTTAAGATTTACTTTGGAAACTGGCGAAATCTTAACGATTCCAAAAGTAAGTTGCTTTGGTAAGTTAGATTTCAAGGCATCAGATACCGATATCGACTTAATTACAGTTTCTGGTGTAATTCAAGATCCGGGATTTGCAGGCGTTGCCCCAATGATGATAGCAGACCCAGAATAGAATAGAATGGAAAACATGCAGACAGAACTGCATGCAGTAGAAACCTTATTACAAAGGGGCGTGAAGGTTAAGGCCCGCGCCCCTTTGTTGTTTAGGTTGTTTGGCAAGAAAACCATTGTATTTAAGTTGGGGCAACCCAAAGCCGGTACGCTGCACCGAGTAGCCAGTTACTATTTACGCACTGGAATTGACCAAACCAAACTGCATGAGATTACCAGCGAAGAAGCTTTAACGGTAATATCAGTACACGGCAAAAACATTTATAAAGCTGTGGCCACAGCTATACTAAACGGCTATTGGAGCGGTATGCTCTTTACTAAACCATTTGCATGGTGGTTAAGCTGGCATTTAACGCCAAAAGCCATATTAACGCTTATGGATATCCTGATTACCTACGGAGGTATACAGGATTTTATGACTACTACCAGATTGGTAAGGAGCATGAAGTTGACCGCTCCAAATCTGGGTCAAAAGACGAAGGGGAGTTAATAGCAACGGGCATGAATAGCCCCTTTGGTGTACTCTTCCAGATTGTGAAAGAAACAGGCTGGACGATGCACTACATACTTTGGCAAGTCAGCTGGGCAAATATCATGCTTATGCTTGCAGATCGTCCAAGCTTTGGCAAAAAAGGCGAGGTAATACAAAAAGGCAATGTTTCGGATTTGAAATCCAGATTAAAACAGAAATATGGACAATCTTAGTTTAGAGGTAGAATTTCCGATTGATAACGACAGGCTTAAGCGTGAAAGCGCTGAGAGCAAGAAGATCATTAGCGGAATTAATGAAACGGCTGCTGAAACGGCTGAACGTTCCAACAGGCGTATTAATGATTTGCTGGACAACCAAGACAGCAAGTATGCCTCTATTAACAAATCTATAAGCTCGCTTAAGATTCAGATGCAAGCTTACCAGAACATTGTAGAGCAAGCAACCGATCCTTCTATTATAGAAAAGTATAATCGAAAAATTGCAGAGACTGCCAATGAGATTGCCAAAATTAAATCTTTGGGTATGGATGACCTTGGTGCTGGTAAAGCCAAAGCCAACTGGAACGGATTGCAAAATTCCATTAATCAGATCAGCCGGGAGTTACCGGCTTTTACCTATTCTGCGCAAACCGGATTCATGGCAATTTCTAACAATATTCCTATTCTGGCAGATGAGATTGGCAGGCTTAAAAAGCAAAACGAGGAGCTTGTAGCCAGTGGGCAAAAAGGTACGCCCGTTTGGAAAAGCTTAATAACAAGTTTCTTTTCGTGGGGAACGGCTCTATCGCTGGGTATTACTTTAATAACTGTTTACGGTAAAGAGATTGGTGAGTTTTTTAAAGGTCTGTTTAAAGGCAAAGAGTCTGTAGATGCACTAAAGAAAAGTCAGGAATCTCTAAACAAAGCTTTTGATGGTGCAGATTATAAAAAGGCTGTAACCAATGTTTCTGAATTGCGCCAAAATATCAAACTGGCTCGTGAGGGTTTGATAGATAAGACGGAGGTTGTAAAACAATATAATGAGAGTATAGGCAAAGTAGCTGGAGAAGTAAAAACACTTGACGAGGTTGAGAAAGCTATGGCTAAAAATGCGAACAACTACGTACAAATGATGCTCTATAAAGCAGCGGCTACTGCTGCGCTGGAAGAAGCCAGTAAACATGCTGTTGAGGCTGCTAAGAAAATGGCGCAATCTGATGACGAGGCCGCAGGATATCTTTTTTCTGGTGCAGGTGCTAAGCAAATGAAAAACAAGGATGGTAAAACCGTTCAGCAAGTTGTTGCAGCAAACAGGCGTAATCTGGAAGCTAACGAAGAAATCAAACATCAGCAAAACTTAGAGAAGATTGCAGAGGATTTTCAGCGCAAAGCTGCTGCTAAAGCCAAAGAATCTGGATTTAAGCTTTTAGATACTAAAAAAGAGCAGACCAAAGCGGAAACCAAAGAATACGAAAACCTTTTGCAAAAAATCACAGACCTAGATCGTGAATATGCCAGAAAGAAAATGTCATCAGATCAGGCTGAGCTACAGGCGTTGCGAGATAAGTTCAAAAAGATTGAAGAAGAAATTACCCGTTTTAATGCTAAGAAGAAAAACAAGGTTAAAATAGACGTTGGACAATTAAAACCTATACAGCAAAAAGCCGAGGATAATTTGCTGTACAAACAGGATACGGAGCGTTTAAAAAAGGAAATTGATTTGCAAAAGCAGGTTTTTGCAGATTATGAAGACTATAAAACCAAGTTTGGAAAGAAAGCAGCCGATGAGCGGTTTAAAGAAGATTTAAAGGGCTTTGAAAATTACTTTCAATACCTGCAAGATATCAAAACCAAAAACGATGCTGCATTTAAAGGAGTAGAAAACAAAACAGCCTCTGCCAACGAAGAAGACCGTGTAAAATACATAACAGGGCAATACAAAGACGCTGCCAGATCAGAACAAAATGCACTCAACAAAATATTAGCTGATACGCTTACCATAGAAGAAAAAAGGCTAAAAGCCAAAGAGCAATATGAGGAGGATGTAAAGAAGCTGACCGAAAAAGGAAAAGCAGATAATATTGCTATCCGGACAGAGCAGTACAACCAAGAGCTTTCTGATCTGGAACAGCAAAGGCTGGAAAAGCTTGATTTCTTTAAAAAGCTGTTTGGCGATATCGAACTGGTAACCGTTAGAGGGCTAAAGCAAGCAGTTGCCGAGGCTAACGAGCAATTAGCTAAATACGGAGACAACCCGAAGTTTAAAAAGCAGGCCGATCAGATCAAAAGCAAGCTGAATGAAGTCAACAAGAAACTTGCAGACCGTTTGCCTAATGGGTTAGCCGAGGTTGGAAATACATTTAACCAGTTAGCTGATGATGTAAAGGATTTCGACAGCAATCTGTCAAACTCGCTAACAACGTTGGGCAAGATGGCCACACAAGCCTCTAAAGTATCAGCTGGAATAAATGCTGCTCAAACAGGTTTTGCTAAAGGGGGTGATATCTTAACAGGTATTACTGGTGCTGTGGGTGCTATCGGTGCAGCAGTAGCGGCTATGTCTGTTATCAAAGATTTGGTAGGCAGTAAGGCAAGGCGTGAACAGGAAAGACAACAAGCAGAAGAGCAGGCCTCTTTGGAGCGTACCAAAAAAAGTATCGATGATCTAACAGCAGCTTTAGACCGTCAAGCTAAAATGCTTGATAGAGCATTTGGAGTTGATAAAATAAACCTGTTTCGCAATCAGATTAATCTTGCAAAATCGGACATACAACGTACCATTGACGAGATTAATAAAATAATTGATGCCGATCAGACTCGCCAGCATGCAAGAGGGGCGCTGATACTTAGTAAATATTCCAAACTAAACAATCTAAATGCCCAGGCTCCGCAATCTGAAGGAAGAACTGGCCGAGGCGAACCAGTAAAGCAGATCATAGAAGACCTTTCTACTATCGATCGTGTAATAGAGAGCAATCGTGAAAGTATTGACAGTTTCTATCGAGCGCTTGAAAAAGGCGGTCTTAACTCTGCAACTGAACAGGAGTTGCGTTTGCAATTACAGCTATATGATGAATTGGAAGGCAAACTTTACGACTACCAAAACAGGCTACGTGAAGTACTAACGGGAACCAGCGCAAATAATCTAACGGATATGATTGCGGATGCGTTCCGCAATGATTCCAGTGCAGAAGATTATGCAAACAACTTCAAAAAACTGATGCAGGACGCAGTAATCCAAAGTTTGAAGCTAACGGCTTTGGAAGCTCCTTTAAAAGAGTTTTACGAAAAGTTTGCTAAGGAGACAGAGGGCGGTTTGACAGCAGAAAAGATTGCAGGCTTAAGAAAAGAATATGATGCAATTATCAATAATGCACAAAAAGAGTTCGATACACTAAAACAGGTTACGGGTATTGACTTTGGCAAAGATTCCTCCGGATCCGGAATGTCCAAATCCATAGAATCCATCACCTCGACACAAGCGGACGTGTTGGCGGGGCAAGTTGGCGGTATTCACTTAGCTGTAGTACAAAACCAAACCTTGCATAAAAATACCTATGCCGAGATGCAAAGCCATACCGGGCTTTTAAAACAGTCTTATATGGTGCAAATGGAGATAGCCGAAAACACTAAAAGGACGGCAAACAATACAGATAGGCTTTTCGCAGTAGAAAAGCATCTGGAACAGATTAACAACAAAATGAATAGCGATGCAGCTATTCGAGCTGGAGGAGGCAGAATATAATGGCACACGAGATCAAGATAAACGGAGCAGATAGCGAAATAGCTTATAGCCTTTTCTTTGAAAACGGGACTTATCAGGAATTGGTAAAAGCCCCGGCAAAGAAATCCGGACTGCAACAAGACTGGCCAGATCAGGATGGTATCGAAGTGGATATGACGGCAAATAAATACCAAAGTAAACCAGTGGCATTACCAGCGGTTATTTATGCCCAATCAGAAGCGGAATTGCTTTTAAAATATAATGCTTTTGTAACGGGTGTTTTGTTGGCTCCTGCTCGTATTACAGTTGATGCTGTTGGTTTGAACAGGCGTTTCTCTTTACGTTACGAGAGTGTAAGTAATACCGTTTGGAACGAGACAGACGTAACATTTGCCATTAACCTAATTGATGATTTTCCGGCCACTATAACCCCTATACCATAATGCAATATCAGATAAAGAGAGGAAATATTGTTGTTTTAACTGTTACCGCTCCGGGCAAACAGCAAAGGCAAGCTATGGGCGTTGATGTGGTAAATATGTCTTTCAGTTTGCCAAATTCTGTCAACATCAATATTGGCGATACGGTTGAAGTTTACGGACGTGTATATAAACTGAACCGTCCGGCAAATGTGACTAAAATAAGCAACAAGCAATACGATTATACGCTGGAGTTTGAAGCGCTGTTCTATGATCTGGCTAAAGTACAGTTACGAGGGTTAGACGCAACTAACCAGCTAACAGAAGCCGAGTTTACCATTATGGCCAATGCTGCTGATATTGTGGATTTGATAGTTCGTAATGCCAACAGGCTTTATAGCGGCTATACTATTGGTGTGGTAGATGAAACGGAGCTACAGAACTTTATATTTAATGGCGAAAACTGCTTACAGGCGCTTAACCGATTGGCAGATGCTTTTCAATCTGAGTTCTGGATAGATAACAAAACCATCCATTTCCAAAAGCGTGAGCAAAGTACGGGGGTTGTATTATCTTATGGTCAAGGTAACGGATTATATCAATTATACCGAGGAAAGAAAAGCGATGCTGATTTAGTAACTCGCTTATATGTTGAAGGCGGTAGCCGTAATTTACCGGAGGGATATGGAAGAACCAGACTTCAATTACCTGGTCCATTAAATTATATTGAGGTTGCTGGTGCCGATGAGATTATAGAAGCAACAAAGATTTTTGAAAACATCATTCCGGAGCGTGTTGGAACTATTACAGGCTTGGGAGCTGATATGTTTACGTTTATTGATAGCTCGATGGATTTCGATATCAATGATCATCTTTCGGGTAAGCCGGCAAAGATTGGTTTCCAAACCGGTGCTTTAGCTGGATATGAGTTTGAGCTTGCTTCTTACAATGCCGTTTCAAAGCAATTTAAAATAAATTTAAAGACGGATGAAAAAGCTTATGAAGACGGCTTACCTAACCATACATTAAAGCCAGCTGTTGGAGATAAATACTCTGTTTTCGATATCTATTTACCCAACTCTTATGTAGTAGATGCGCAAAATAGAGCTTTAGCAGCCGGACAGGCCTATTTGGATAAATACAAAAATGTCCAATACGAGTACGGAGCAAGTTTAACTCCTATCTGGGTAAAGCAGAACAATCCTAATATTGTGCTGGGTTATACGGTCCAGATTGTGGATGCCGATATGGGCATAGATAAAGAGATTCGTATTGTAGGATACACTCGTGATCTGCAAGAACCCAACACTTATGATCTGGAACTGGGAGATACTATTTCTATATCTGAAATTGTAAGACAGTATGCACAGCAAGAGCGCATTTTATACGCCATCCAAACCGCTGGTTTACTTGATCCGGAACAAATGCGTAAGAACCTGTTTCTAAACAGGCTTTCGGAGAATAACGGTTATCTGATTATTGGAACGGAGAAAGTAAAATCCGGCTTAGCTGACTACGCTACTTTAGCCGCTAGGGCAACTTTAGCAGATTACGCTTTAGACTCGGACAAATGGGACGGCCAGCAATTTGCTGACTATCTAAATCAACCAGTCCGGACAATGGACAGCCCGAAATTTGAGGGCATTTCTTCGCCTTTGTTTGTGTCTGGTGCTTTTGGTTCAGGTTATAGAGTTTCGAAATCTGGAGGTAAATACACTTTAGAACTGGATAACCTAGTTGTAAGGGACGGATTTACGGCAACTGAACTAACCATTAATAAAATAAGGAGTAGCAACGGAGCAATAGCCGTAACTGATGCAGGAGTTATAAAAACTGTGCAGATTGTCGATCTTGGACAGTTTGAAATTACTTTAGACGGCGATGTTTCTTTTCTTCAAAATGATATATTGAGATGTCAGGTGTTTACCGGCACTGGCATTAAATCATATCATTTACTTGTTTTGGGAGTTTCAGGTAGCGTTATTTCTGTCGCAAAAATTCAAGGGAGTAATAGCATATCAACCGGAGATACTATTGTAAGAGTGGGAAATATCAGTAATACAGACAGGCAGGGACTTCTTTATCTTACAAATTCGGACAGCGGTGCGCCTTATCTTGACGTTTTGGACGGTGTTAATTCTGCTTCTTTTGCAGGTAAAACTAAAGTACGATTAGGCAAATTAAGCGGTATTGTTGATCCTGATTTTGGGGCATTAAGTGGTTACGGTATTTATGCTGAAAGAGGTTTTTTCAAAGGCTCTATTCAGGTTACTGGCGGGAATGCAGCTACTAAGAGCTATGCAGAAACGCAGGCAAATAATGCACAGATAACAGCTATTAACACGGCTGCTACTGATGCGACAAATAAAGTAAACGCCTTACAAATAGGGGGCAGAAATTTGCTTGCATATAGTAACGTTAGAAAGGAAGGTAATTCATATCCATTTGGTATATATAATATATATGGTGGCACAACATTCGGAAAAGAATACACCTTAGTAGTAAATGGCTACACAACAGTAGGTGACAATATTGGTATTTATTTAAATGGCTATCAGACTATAGGAAGCATCAGTTCTCAGGATGAATCTAATATACAAGTGTTTCATTTTACCCGAAATGATTCAGGTGTAGGTACTAATGTTGATTTTTACCATTTTACGAACGGTAGTTCTGGAAATTCAGTTGTTGAGTGGGCATGCCTGTACGAAGGAAATGTTAAGCCTGCTTTGGATTGGTCACCCTCGCCGGAAGACGTTCAGGCAGATATCGAAGCCGTTAGAACTGAAACAAACACACAATTTTCAGTCTTAGAATCTCAAATTTCAGCCAAAGCCAGTCAAGTATCTGTTTCTGCTTTAGAAACTAGGATGTCATCAGCTGAACTCAAAATCACTCCGGAGGCTATTAACTTGACGGTAAGCTCTCAGGTTGATAATAAGATTGGAGCTGTGCAGATTGGGGGGCGTAATTACTACAGACGGAATACAGTACTCGACCCGATGTACGGTGGTACTATTGTCGGTCGAGATAGCGGTGAAACTCCTAACGGATTTTTATTTGCCGGACTACAAAACCAGTCGCTTGCTTTGCGCATTAATAATGTAATTACAGAAGATGGGTTTTGGACTATCTCTTTTTCGGCGAAGTCTAATTCAGATTGGACACTTTATATTGACGTATGTGATAATCCGGCAGATTCAAGAGAAATTACACAGGATTGGCAATATTATGAGTTAACATTCAATGTGACACGAAATGGCTATTCTTTTGTCGATTTTTCAAACATACCGTGGGTTTATCTCTATGTAAAGGATTTAAAAATTGAAAAAGGAACCAAAGCAACTGATTTTAGTTTAGCTCCTGAAGACATTCAAGCAGACATTGAGTCCAGACCAACACAGGCAGAAATTAAAGCAGGTATTTCCATTACTCCCGGAGCAATTAACATTTTTGGTCAGGAGTTGTCACTTGCGGGAAAAGTAACGTTTTCTTCTCTTGATGCTGGAGCGCAAAATCAGATAGATGCCATAGCACAAGCAAAAGCAAATACATTGTTGTGGATGGGTGGTAAATCGCTCTATCCGGATACAGATTTTAGAGAGGGATTTAATGGATTAAATCATTACAATAATGCTGGTCCTTACGGTGATTTTTTACGCCTTCCAAAAGAAAGTTTTGGTGAGATTTTTCCAACGACATCACCTTATGGGTTATACTACCATTATAATAGTGCTACAATGGGAGGCTCAGCTCCCGGACTTGGAGGTTTTACATTTGGTACAGGATCACGACCGAAAGCGAAGTACATAGTTAGGTTTGTACTGGCATTTGAAGAGGAAAACAAAATACAATTTGCATCCAATCCTACTGGAGACGGCGGAAGCCATACTTGGCTTACTAATCCATATGGCGCAGGAATCAATAACTTTAGAGAATACTTATGCTTAGTTGAATGTGGAGCAACCGGAACTTTTAGTTCTACAAACTACTTTTATTTCTATGGTGGCAGTTCAGTATCAGTACGTGTAGCCTCTGCTGGTGTATACGATATAACGGATTCTCCAACGGCTTTAAAATCGCTGGCCTATCAGGATGTTGTCGAAATATCGAAACTCGGTAATACTGTTATACAAGGCGGTTATTTAGCTACAAGCTTGTTAGATGCAAATTATATCAAGTCTAACATCGTTAATGCCGCTTATATCCAAACCATAGACCTAACAGCAGATAAGATTACAGCAGGTAGGTTGCAGTCTGTTGGCGGTGGTTCTTACTTCGATTTGAATAATAATGTCCTATCGACTAGCAATTTGATTGCTAATGGTGGTACGATAGCAGGTTTTACAATAGATGGTTATTCCCTAAGTATATCGAAGACTTACGGTAGTAATAGCACTGCATTCTTTAGACTGCTGACTTCTGGTGAAATTACCGGACTTCCGACACTATTAATTGGGTCTAGGTTTCTAGTTGGACAAAACGTGATACAACAAAATCAACTTTTAGTCGACAAAGACGGCTGTTATTTAAGGGATGCTAATATTGATTATTTATCAGTTGGTTCTGTGAAATCCAATGGATATACAGGTTTGACTGCAACATTCACTGTAAGGGACGGTAACGATCATTGGTGGCTGGTTTTTCAGAATGGAATTTTAGTTAACAGATATAAAAATGTATAGAGACACAAAAATAACGATAGATATCAACAAGGTTGAGTTCTACGACCTAGACAATCAAAAAATAGACATTCCAGAGTTTTACAAACTTCTAGGTAATTCTATTTTTAAGGAGGCTAACAGTATAGAGGTTAGCGATTTGGCTCGGATTTTACATAAAGGCGAATCTCCTGAAGCTACTCAACAAGAGATTGAGGAAATAATTTACTTATTAAATACCTCAATCAAATACAAAGCTTTCGTGCAAAAACCTTTGCTGGATTATTTCAATAGATTATTAACAGATTTAAACGATAAAAAAGATGGAAAGAATAATTAAAAACACATTTACTAAAGAGATTTCAACGGCTGTATTCAACGATTGGAGTCTGAATTTTACGGTTGAGCGAGATGCAACTAAAGTGCTGTCAGTTCAAGTGACAGGGCAGACAGCACAGAGCTACTTCAATGCTCATAGAAATGAAGCTGGAAATGTTTCTGTTTCTTTCAGCGGGCAGGGCGGTTATGATAATGTTCTGGCGAATGCAGTTACTGAGGAAATTAATTTGATAGTAGCACAACCAGTTGTAGAGGCTTAAATAGCGCCTCTGGCTCTTCCTAGTTTTACCACAAACAAAAAGAAAATGCACAAGCATCCATACCAGAGGCGTAAGTCAATGGAACGGGATAATTGTGCATTTTTTGTTTGTGGTATTGCAAAGATATGAAAGATTTAAAAACACCTATTAGTTATTATGGAGGAAAGCAAAATTTAGTGAGTACAATCATTCCGCTTTTCCCAAAACATCAAACATATATAGAGCCATTTGTTGGCGGAGGAGCTATTTTTTGGGCAAAACGCCCTAGTGAAGTAGAGGTTATAAACGATTATAACAGAGAATTGATAAACTTCTATGAGGTTGCTCAAAATGAATTTGTAGAGCTTGAAAAGATGGTCAGGATTAGTTTGCATTCTCGCTCGTTGCATAATGATGCAACCGTGATATACAATAATCCTCACATGTTCACCCGTATACAAAGAGCCTGGGCAGTATGGGTTTTAAGTTCCCAGAGCTTCAGTGCAATGTTAGACGGCACTTGGGGCTATGATAAGGTAAAAGGTACAACGAGCCAAAAAATAACAAACAAGCGAGAAGGTTTTACAGTTGACTATGCTATCAGGCTACAGAATGTACAGATAGAGAATACAGACGCTTTAAGGGTTATAAGATCAAGAGATTATAAAGAGGCTTTTCATTATTGTGACCCGCCTTATTTTAATTCGGATTGTGGGCATTATGACGGTTACAGTATTGAAGACTTTGAGACGCTTTTAAAGACTTTAGAGAGCATTGAAGGTAAATTTCTTATGTCATCCTATCCGAGTGATATTCTTAAAGCCTACAGTCTAAAAAACGGTTGGAAGACAATTAAGATAGAGCAAACCGTATCAGTGGCAAATGGAACCGGAGGAGCTGGCAAAAGAAAAATTGAAGTGTTAACAGCTAATTATGATTTAAGTAACCCGAGCGGAGTTTTAACGCTGTTTAATTGA